GTTACTAATTATTTATTAGAGGCTGTTGTCACAGTCTCAATTGGTTTTAATGTTTTCAACATGTGTTGAATTTTTAGCTTTAATTCATTACTCATAATCACGTATTGCTTTAAATAATGGATGTCTGTAGCTATTAGCTTTTGTACGCTCAAAGTATGTGAACGTAGCTTGTTTGCCAACCCAAGTTTTCATCTCATCAAACATTGTTTGTAACTTTTTAAAATTGTCCATAACTGGCATGCCAAACTCATTGCCATCGGCATCGACAGCCATAAACTTGCCAATAGTACCAGCACGCTTGCCTTTACCTTCGACCCAGCTAGTTAGTGTAGCTTCAGCATCGTGAAAGTCTTTGAACTTACGCAAGCTGTGTGAACGTTTACATTGATACACATCGTTTAAGCGTAGTATAGAGCCTTCATAACCAGCATCTAGGTTTTGTTGATGCACAACTTTAGATAAAGATTCATTGCCAACAGCTCGAGTTACAACAGTTCTAACGCCATAACAATCTCTTAGATTATCAAACACAAACTTGTAACGATCTTCAAATAGCATTGTTTCATCTACAATATCGTAGCAATGAAACTGTACAAGCTTACGTGATTCAGCTCTATCAATAGCTGTAGGTTTTGTTTTACGTACGCAAGATATAATCTTTTCAAAGTCATCGCGCAGTGCATGATTGTATAGCTCGCCATCGAGTATAACGTTAGGATGTTTCGCGAAAAAAGGTTTTAGCGCTACACATATATGCGCTATGTTTTTCCATTGTTTGCCTGTGCGTGAGTACGCAACTACTTCGTGTTCTCCACAGTTTAGCTTGTTGTACTGTATAAGACAACGCACGCCGTCAAGCTTTGGTTGCATTGATACTTTATTGGTATAATCAATTGGTTTGTCGCTAACAGGATATGCTAGCATTGGTTTTTTTCTCATCATAAATTATCTAGTATTAAGTTTATTTTATCTATATGCTTTTTAATATTAGCACATTTTTCATATTCTTCTCTTTGTTCATATATTGAAGACAGTGTCATTAGCCTAGCTAACTCACCTAAACAATGATCTTCATCATCGTCTGCATAAAAAACTAAATCATCTCTGTTTTCTTGTTTTGATATGCCATATATTCTTTTAGTCATTTCATCAGCTAGCATAACAACTAGCTTGTTTAATGTTTCATCTTTCATATTATCCATTAGCGTTCGTATTTAGTTTGTATTTAAATATAAGATTACGTGCTTGACCTACGAATATACAGTGATCAGCAGTAGTATGGTCGTATCTAAATATACTAATCCATATCTCACCTTTGCCCCACCATAAATAATACGTATAATCAAGATCACCGTGCTCAACGCCCGGCGTTTCTAAGTACACATTGTGTGAATCATTACTGCATTTACCGTAATGTATACCTAGTTTTAAGTGTGTTAATAGCTGCGCCGCAAAACAGTGTACACCATTGTGTTTATCACCGACATTATTAATAAAATCTGCTAACGCTATACCTAAAAAGCCAGGTGCGCCGTCATAATGATGGTATATTTGGTGTGTAACTCTTTGCCTACCACAGTCGTCGTATAGTTTAAAATCGCTAAACGATACTTTGTCTTCACGTTTAGCAAAACATATTAGTGCTCTAGTTGCCATAGTTTCTTACATAACTGTTATAATATTCTGAAAACATCTCTCGCACTCTTCTGCCGCTACGACTATGAAAGCCATAACTGTGAGTAGCTAGAGTTGGTATTGGTTTATCTGCTAACATAAACTCAACAATTTGTTTAGCTGTTGTACTATTACTATATAAATATGCTAGCTCATCTGCTGCATCTGCTATAGCATATACATCATGTCTTGGCTCATGACCAAGCTCGTTTTTAATATAATCTTCTACTTCTTTTCCTGTCATTCTTTAAATTTTGAGTTTGATTCAATAATTATATCTATAAATATATAACATAATATTAGTACATATATAACTAAATACATTATCTTCTTTTTTTATTTCTTAATTCTTCTAATTTATTTAATAATCTAGCTGCTATGTCTATAGAGATCTCATCTCTGTAATACATATCATATATTAATCTTCGCATAATTCGAATAATTCTGCTAGTGTCATATCATCTATTTGCTCATCTGAGTACCCAAGTTCCTTGAGCTTAGGTCTCATAATTTCCCATGGACTATTCATCAGCAATAAGGAATTTTTCGCCGTAAGACCAGTCATAGCTAGACAAGCTAGCATAAGTATAATCTGTAAAGTAAACAATATCTCTTACTTCGCCAATAGACAAGTGTGACCATATAAAATTATCTTTTAATGCTATTTTAAGAGCTTTAACCATTGAAGGATATTTTTCTTCTTGCTTATTTAGTTCTTGCTTAATTTCTGGTTTAAGCTGTTGATACAGTGTTTTCATATTAGTCTTGGTTTAATTGGTTATCATCTTCAGGTGCAGTCGCTTCAGCAAACAGAGCTGCTACATATTCGTATATCTCATGAACTAAATCATCAGCATTATCAAAGCAAAATGATTCGCAGTTAATTCTGTTATCATAGTCAATGCCAAAGTCTATACTGTAATTGTCTTGGTCATCAAAGTCGTAGTGGCCAATAGCTTCATCAATAGCGCCACGTAGTTCATCGAACTGTAATGGTGTAAGCTTTGGTTTGTTTAAGTCTGCTAGTTGTTTTTCTAAGTCTCTTATTTGGCTTGCATAAGATGCTTGCTCGTTTGCTTTTTCATCAAGCAATTTTTGTAAAGCTTCTAACTTTACTTCTAATTCTACTTTAGTCATAATGGTTTATTTAATTGGTTTATAATATTATCCGTCTTTATTCGTATTTGTTTTGTGTTTACGTTTACGAGTATACTTTTTCTTATTACGCTCTATGTTAGGCTTACTAGCGTCCCATATAGCTTTTAATGTTTCTTTATCTAGTTTTACTTTCATTAAAATCCTTCGTTTAACGCTTCAGATAAATTGTATCTATGCCCGTTAATAATTAATTGTATTTCATCTACCGGCGAAGAGTCTGAGTGTACTATATCACTAAATGGCAAACCTGTTTTGTTTTGCTCATAATAAGCCTCTTTCAAACACTTAATAACATAGTCGTTTATCAAGTATGTAGGTTTTTGATAGTAATTTTTTAGTATAAAATTAGCTAAATATACTAATCGCTCATCGTAATTAGGTATAAGTATACGCTCTTTGCTTATACCATATTTTGCTACTATTGATCTAGTTTTGTTAATTTGATAAGCACTATGGTTGTACTCACTTACATTACGCACGTAACCTGTTTTATAACAAGCAAAACGTAAAGGTTTTGGATTACAAGTCTGCCACATTTGTTGTATAGGTAATTCATACACTTGTGTACCGTTTTTCTTCTGTCGCCTTGTTGAGACGTTTTTAATACCGAGCATATCAAAAACTTGCAATGCTTCGGTAGCTGTTGTTACTTTGTATTTCATATTAGTCAAATATATCTAGTTTAGTTATTAATTCTTTTGTGTATTTAGCCACTAAAGCATTTTTAAAGTTAAGTTTCAACTCTCTGTGAAACTTACCTTTCATGTTACTAAATTCTGTATACCTGCAAGCATTATCTGCTTTTGGCGTGTCAGTATGTTTAAACTCGCTAAGATCTGCAATATAGTCATAAAAACTAGCTCTTACACCTGCAAAGTCTCTAACTTCTTGCAGTATGTTTTGTAATTCTTGTGCTTTTTGTTCTAAATAATCATCAGCTTTGCGCTGTAATTGCTTTTCTATTTCATTAGTATTCTTCATAATTCAATTTTAATATTAGTAGCTAGTGAGGAATCGAACCTCATACTCGTCAGTAGTTAACCTTTGCTTACGCCGAGGTACCATACCTAGCTTGTTAGAAAACGAGGTGGCCAAGTGAGTAAGATTGAGGTCCACTAAATCGCTCTATCCCCCATACACGTCTCACGCGCCACGCTCGTATACCGGCGTCAGGTGGTAGGACTTGTCGCCTACACTTCGGCTCCCACAATACTTCTACTGCTTCGCTTATTGTTAAACCTGACTAGTTTCTTTATCTAAGACATGTACCGTAACCTTTACGGCGACTTGCCTTATGTATCGCTATTGATTGTGCTTGCGATACTATTTGTATTGTGTTACCTGTTTTATGATTAGTAATAGGTGCCGATGCGACACGTTCTACATTACTACATTTAACACATGTTTTGTACCCGTATTTTTGTCTAACTGGGTGTACGAGTTCACCACATTTACAATATTTATTCATATTTAATAAGCTTTTGTCATATATATTATCTGACGCTTTTCGTATTTATTTTGCAATACCGTTAGTTACTAACATAAATACTATTGAACCTAGTAGTGCTGCCGCGCCACCTATCATAGCTAAATCTGTGTGATTAAACTTTCTCATAATTACTATTTTACGTTTGGTTTTGAAATCCATATTTGAAACTCTCTTGTTGTTACATTTATTTTATATTGTTGAGCAAAAGAATCATATACTTCGCAATAAGTTTTGAAAGTATCTTGTTTAGTACATATTTCTCTTGTGTCGCCTAAGTCATCATTTAGCGATAAAATAATACTTTTTGCATTAGTATACTTTACCCAATGATACTTTTTATTAAAAGCACCTAAATAAAAATATTCTAAATCATCGTAATTAGTATCATCGTTATATAGTACCATTTCGCTTCTGTTAAATAATTTTTTACTTGTAATATCTATATATTCTGTTTGTGCTTTAACTGCTGTACTACTTAGTAATATAGCAACTGATAGTGTTAGTTTTTTCATTAGTAAACTTCTTTTAATTGTAACTCAAAGATTTGACCATCACCGTTCTCTACAAAGAACTGAGCTTTATACATATTTTCGTGTAATAAGTATACAGCTAAGTCGTCATGACCTGAAAGTTGCATGTTAATATTTCCTTCGATTATACCTTGTGATAATTTACTCACTTGGTCTTTTAGGTTTTGAAAACCTTTTATTTTTCTACCATCGAGCATAGCATAGAACTCATACTCATCGTAGCGAACATCGTCAATACCAGGCAGATTTGCTACGTTTATACACATAGCAACACCAAAGTCGACTGTAAAACTTGTGTCTTTACCTGTACAACTTGATACTGCGTAAGTACTTACACTGTTATCACTCATAATTTTAACGTGAGTATCTCTGTCGAACTGCACGTCATAGTCTGTCTTCTCGCAAGAAGTTAGCGCGAGAGTAGCTGCTACCGCCGTCGCTATAAATTTACTATTCATCATATCTATATATTATATTTCCTAAGTACCAACAGGCACATATTACCCATGTCCACTCAAACATTAGTAGTACTTATTTGATTCATCTTCTTCATATCTTTCTATCATTGCCTGCTCGGCTTCTAACTCACTTAACCACTCACCTGTGTATTTGTTTTTGAAATATTCACCACATACAGATACTACTGCTTCGTGGTCATGAGTTACTTTTACCGTATTATCGTCACTTACCTTGTAAGTTTTACCGATTTGTTTAATTGTTACTGTCATATTATTTACTATATTTATCGTATAACTCGTTCGCTTCAGTGTAATAACCACCGTCTTTCAACTCGAACATTAGTTTAGTTATTAATTCAAATGACTTTCTACCTTGTTTGTACCAACGGTTGTCATCACTCATCATATAGTACCAGTCGTGACTGACTAGTAGTGCTTCTAGTTCTTTTAATTTAATTTTCATATCATTATTATTATCCATTAGTAATTGTATTTATTTTGTATAGGAGTGTAGGTGGAATCGAACCACCATTAACCATTTACACTAGTCTACTTGACACTCTCGTGCCCACGTAGGAATATTGTTGGAGTTAGTATAGTTACCATACTTTTGGAAACACTCCATAGTTTCTAATTTCTCTTGATTCAGAGCGTAAACACCATCATGATCATACTTGATGACATCACCTTTTTTGTTAGTAAACTGAATTACTAATTCTTTACCTACCATACCTTTTGAGACTACAAATCTCTTTTTTTCTACTACATTTGACATAATTTCTATTTTTAATTTATTAATACTTCTTTTTATTTATAATTCTGTGTGAGTTTAACTTTTGTTGTTTCACTTGTCTTTTTACTTTTATACTTCTAAATGTTGACATATTACTTTTTATTAATTCTATTATATAATTCTTCTATTACTGAACAGAATAATTCTTCTTTCTCATCAAAAAACTTATTATCTGACTCTTCATAGTCTCCATACTCATACATATAATCTACTAGTACTTCATCTATTTTATCTATTATAGTATCTACTGTTTCATCTACTACTTTATCTATTATTTTCTGGTCTGTTACTCTTGACATATTATTTATTTTATTAAGTTCATTTATATTATCTAATACTATTAGTATTTGTTTTGTTTATCTTTTTAATTTATAATCTAAGTCTTTATTTAGAGTATGAATATCAATATTATAAGATTTTAAAGAGTTTATATTTATATAAGTATAACCTTTTAAATTAAATTGGTCAGATAAAGATATTTCATTATAATACTTTGGAAGTTGATGTAATTGAAATGGAATATAAGTTTGATTATTTAATTTAATAATATTGGTTGAAGAATTGATTTTTAAAGTTTTCATATATTGTTTTATTATATTATCTAATACTTGTAGTATTTAGTTTGTTAATCTTGTATTTTAAGTAACTCAATTTGAAAATACTTATACATGTCTTTATCATAAATACTTTTGTAATAGTCCATGTAGTTTTCTAATTCTTCTTCAGTAAACTCATGAGTAACTTTTGATTGTGACTTTGGTATTAGACATAGTAACTCAAATTCTTGTTGAGTAATGTGACCTTCAAGTAAACCAAGTGTGTAAGTAGTTACATTTATATTATATTTAGTATTAGTAATTTTCATAAGTATTAGTATTTATCAATTAGTAAATTTAGTTCATCAAATAGTTCAGAGTATTTTGAGTTATAAATATCATCAAGTGTATAAGTTACATTGTTGATAGTGATTTCATAAATATCATTGTCTTCATCTATTTTTATAGTAATGTTTTTTAACATAGTATTATTTTTATTAAGTTCATTTATATTATCTAACAAGTATAGTATTTAGTCTGTAAAAGTAGTATAATTGTTTAGTGAATAATTTTAGTTGTGAGGTATATCACTCACTTTCTCTATTTACAATTTGTATTTCAATATATTGTAAAGTAATTCCAAGTATAATTAGTATTAGTAAATCATGTATCATAAAACTGTGACATTAGGTTATTAAGTAAAGTATAGTAGGTGGCAAGTGTCACACTTTTTACAGTGTGTACTCGCGACCAAATGTTGGAACATTGTTACTATTAGTATAATTTCCATATTGTTGAAAGCATTGCATTGTTTCAAACTTTTCTTGATTTGCACTATACACTGCATCATGATCATAAGTATATGTTTCACCTTTTTTGTTTGTGAAAGTTATTAATACATTTTTTCCAATTAGTGACTTTGCAATTACAAATCTTTTTTTAGTTAATGTTTCTTGTGACATATTAAATTAGTTTAAATTAGTTATTAGTTACAAATATATTATCTATAAAGATTCGTAGTAACTTTGCAAAAATATATAAACGAAAAAAACTAAGGCGGGGCCGGCCTAACATATTGACTTTTATATATAAGGGGGCCAAGGGGGGCTAGGGGGCAACGCTTTACTCCTATATTTATAATGTGCTTTTTTAAGTGATAGTATATTCATGAGCAAGAGATTAAAACACAGGTCAATGTCTATGTATAAAAAGCGCACAACAGCACTTAAAACAACTATGGACGAGTATGACAGTATTAGCAAAGACGATGTAAGAAGCAAACACATAAAGTTTGATCCTGCCGAAATTGTACTTCCAGATGATTGGTACGCGCAGAACACTCAGTATGCGAGTAGAGACGAAATGAAAAAAGATCTAGGCCAATCTCAAGTTGACATTATAGAGAGAAGGCAAGCGTCTAACAGATTTTACGGTGATTCAGAACAAGTTGATTTTGAAAACATGAGTGACGTTCAGAAGCGAGCGTTGTCAGATATGTATGGAAAAGATACTAAAAACTTAGATATATACAGAAAAGGTGGTAAGTTTTATGTAGATCAAAAATACAACATTACAGGTGAAGCTGGAGTTGCTAATCCAATTGAACTAACAGACCCTGCTTTTACAACAAGCGAAGCTACTAAAGAAGCTGCGAGTGAAGCAGCACCAAGCCAACCTGAAATAGGCTCAACAAATATAATGGAGCTTTTTAACGTAAATCCAGAAACAGGTGGTAATCTTACAGAAGCTGCTAAAAGTTTTTATGACACATCGTATAGTAAAGATAATCCAGTTTTAGATGTTTTGCAAGACGAAAAATGGATGCGTAAAGCTAGAAAAGAGTATAATAAAACAATCGCTAAACCAGATGCATTTGGTAGAACGTCTGAAGATAGAATGCCGTTTGAAAGATGGGTGATGAACATGTATAAGCCTAAAGGTCAAGATCGACCACTTCATAACGCGGCAAAATCTTGGGAAAGAATAAATAAAGACGATGGTAATAGAGAACTTAAAGGCGGCTCTAAAGGAGTTGTAGAGTCTATGAGATCGCCAAGTAATCCTTTTGATAGATATAAAGAAATGCAAAGAGAAGGTGGTGAGGCAACAGTAACTAACAAGCTTAAGTATACTAATCCAAATCACATGCTTAACAAAAGAACAATGTCATTTAGAAAAAAGCGATGAGGACTAGAAGAATAATGCATGGCAAAAGAAGGCGTAGATCTGCTCTTAAATTTTTAGGAGCTATAGGTGCTATAGTAAAAGGCATGAGAAAGAAAAAGCCAGGTTCACAAAAAATTGAAGGTTATTTTGGTGGAGATATACAAAACTATGCCCCTACAGAAAGCCAAAAATATAATCCAATGGAGCAAGCGTCTGAACGATTGCAAGATAAAGATATGAATATAGAACGAGATAAACAATAAATTATGGGACTAAAAAACATTAAAACAAAATTTAACATGCTACCTGGCGTAGATCATGGTTCTGCTTTAAACAAAAACGAGCCAATTAAGCCAATGAAGCCAATGGAGCCAATGGAAATGCCAGTTATTCCGCCACGAATTCCAAAAATGGGTGGTCAAAGAAGAGTTGATCCAAAAGTCAATAAGCCTAAAGATATTAAAATTCAACAGCCTAAGACTTTACCAAGGTAAAAATTGATAAACATAGAGTAACTATACTACCGTAAACTAATTATTAACCAATACATAAACCAAAAATGACGTATTTATATTACAAAACTAGTACGTGGACCGGTAATCCACAAATTAATGACAAAACCAAGGGCCAATGGGAACACCTTGCAGACAAAAAAAACTGGAGAATTACCCAATTACCTAACGGTTACTACCAAACGGAGGTAAATCACCCCGATGACGCGGAAAAATGGTCTGACGTTACGCGTAGAGAAACTTTAGAAGGTGCAGAAAAAGCCATAGACGGCTCAATTGAGCACTTTACTAAAAAATTAGAGGCTACGAAAGGCCCTACAGTTGTAAAAACTTTCGACAAATAAGCAATAATTTAATTTAATTTACTATAATGGAATACAATCTCCCTAGCGAGATCGTCAAAGACCTTAATTTTGGCGATGATGCAAAAAAACGCGTCATATCTGGCGTAAACAAACTAGCAAAAGCAGTAAAATCTACACTCGGCGCGTCTGGTAAGTGCGTAATTTACGAAGATGCCCGAGGTAATCCAGTAATTACTAAAGATGGCGTTACAGTAGCGCAGTCTGTGGTGTTATTTGACCCTGTCGAAAACATCGGAGCTACACTTATTAAAGAAGCTGCAAGCAATACGGTGCGAGAAGCAGGTGATGGTACTACAACTGCGACTGTTTTAGCTGAAGCATTACTTACACATGTCTATAATTCTATAGATAAAGCAACTATTAGAGAATTAAAACAAGGTTTACAGTCTGGTCTAGATAAAGTTATAGATTATTTAGACTCTATAAAGATAGAAGTTGAAGATAACACATTATCAGACGTAGCTACTATAAGTTGTAACAATGATAAAGAGCTTGGTGGCATTATAGCTGAAGCTTATACAGCTGTAGGTAAAGACGGTGTAGTACTTATGGAACACTCTGAGACAGAAGAGACGTATATAGAGACTGTAGACGGCGTTCAGTTCGACTGTGGGCTAACTTCACCTCACTTTGTAACAAACACTGATAAACAAAAAGCAGAGCTAGACAATCCGCTAGTATTAATATGTACATCTGAAATACCTAATATACGCAAGATACAGAATATACTTGAGTATGTTATAAAACAAAACAGATCGTTACTAGTAGTAGCGCCAGTTTCACAACAGGTAAAGTCAGCTTTGCTTATGAATAAAGTAAAAGGTAATATTAAAATAAATATTATTGACTTACCAGGCTTTGGTCCTACTAAAAAAGATACATGCGAAGACTTAGCTATACTTACAGGTGCTACGCTATTTAATGAGGAGCTTGGTGACGACTTAGATGCTATGACGCCTGAAGATTTAGGCGAAGCTGATTATGCTGAAACAGATGATAAAAATACTGTAATAACTATTGACGCAGATACAGAAGCTATAGGTGAACGTATTGATCAAGTAAATAAACAAATTGCAGATGAAAAAAATAGTTTTATTAAAAAGAAACTGGAGCAGAGACTGTCTATGCTATCGGGTAGTGTTGGAATTATCCGTGTTGGGGCGAACTCTAAAGTGGAACTTAAAGAAAAGAAAGACAGGGTCGAGGACGCTATTTACGCTACGAAGGCTGCGCTAAAAGAAGGTATAGTGCCAGGGGGTGGCGTAGCCCTCTTTAATGCATCTCAAAAAATTTCGACCGACAATGTCGGTGAACAATTGCTGGCTGATGCTATAATAGTACCTATGGCTACTATACTAGGCAATGCTGGCATTAGCACTAATGTAGACATGCGTGAAGAAGAAGGCTATGGCATAAACGTAGTAACAGGTGAAAGTGTTAATATGATAGAAGAGGGCATCATAGATCCAGTGCTTGTAACTAAGTCTGCTTTAAAAAATGCTGTAAGCGTAGTATCTACTATTATATCAGCTGATTGTGTAATATCAAACATTAGAGTAAATGAAAGCAGTTAATCACTACGTAGTAGTAGACCGTATAAAAGAAAAGCCTGTAACAAAAGGTGGGCTTATACTTGATGAAGTTAGAGATGAAGAGATCAGATACTTCAAAGGTAGAGTTGTTTCTGTAGGTAATCTAGTAGAAGTAATTAAACAAGAGGATATGGTATGGTACGATAGACATGCTGGCCATGTAATAGAATATGACGGTAAGTTTTATTTTGTTATAAAGGCAAGTGATATTGTACTAGTAGATTAAACATAAACTATAAACCAAAATCCTTAAACAAAAAAATCTAAAACAAATTATTTATTAATCATTAAAAACAAAAATTATGCAAGAACATCAAGGACATCTATCTGGTAGAATGTTGTATTTCATGGAAGAAACCGATGGAGCGTTTGACGAAGCTAATGACTGCGTAGCTATTCCTGTAGAGAGATTTAAAGGATTTACAAATAAATCTGGATCTTCTGCTGTAAATGAGTTAACTATGGAGTTTGACCCAATGCTTGGTTATTCAGGATCACACGACGACGCAACGTTTGTTGCTGACAGTGTAGAACTTACAATAGCTGACAACAAGCACAAAGAAGTTATTGAAGATATATTAGCTTTAATACATGGAACACACTCTGATGGTTTTATCGTTATAGCTGATGACTCAAACTCAGTATACGCGAGCTCACACATCACAGGCTGTGCAATTACAATAACGGCTGAAGCCTAATTATTAACATTTAAAGTATAAAAAAATGATAAAAGAAAAATACTTATATTTCATGGATGAGAGTGACGGGCTTTTCAACACTGCTTTTGACAGTTTATGTGTTCCTCTAAGTAGATTAAAAGGATTTAGAGCAAACGGTACAACTACTGAACTTGAAATAGAACTTAAAGCGCTTGTAGGTTATGGTAATAGTTCTGACGATGACACATTTACCGCTGACCACGTTACACTTACTATAACAGCTAATAAGCAAAAAGAAGTTATCGCAGATATTACAGCCGCTATAAACGCAGCTAGAAATATTGATAAACCAATGATTGCTATTTGTGATGCTGCAAACTCAGTGTTTGCTAGTGCACATATAACTGGTTGTGCTACTAACGTAACAGCTGAAGCTTAATCTTAGCAATTGAGATTAACTAGTCACGACATACGTGAATTACAAATCCTTAAGTATTACAGGCTCACTAGAAAGTGGGCTTGTAAGACTTACGGGTTAACAGACGCAGACTTAGAGCTCTTAATATATTTAGACTGTAAGAAGCGTTTTACAAGACAAGAATTTATAGATGGTACTTATACCATGAGCTGGGATAAAACCCGGTGGGACAAACTAAGAAAGCTAGGCTGGATAGAGGTGTGGCGTCATCGAAATCGAACTACGATTAAGTACAGCGTCTTTAAAACTTCTTTTAAATGCAGCCAGCTAATAAGTAGAATATACAGGATCTTACTCGGAGAAGAAGACTTGCCAGTATCAGACCGAAGCGTATTCTACAATAACAAGTCATATACAGATAAAGTTTATAATAAAGCTATTGATGATATGATAAAAGACCCAGAAAGATAATGGCTTTTAAACTAGGTAGCAAAAGAGGTAATACTGATAACAAGCTGAACATTGGCGGTAAGTCAAATGTTGTCGGCGGTGTTAGAGTAGAGTTTGCTGATTTAGGCGAAGGTGTTATGGGTGAAGCTCACAAAGAAGGTCTCATATATATTAACAGTAACATAGAAAAAGACAGTGAGCAGTACAACAGAGTGTTACAACACGAGATGAAACATATTGTACACATGAAGCTCGGTAGAGTAGATTATGATGACAACTACGTTTATTGGGATGGTAACATCTACGAAAGAAAAGATGGTTATATTAACTACGAAGGCAAGATGTACCCAGAAGGGGATATTAATCTTCCTTGGGAATTTAAAGATTAAAACATGGCTTTTAAATTAAAAGGAATACTAAATAAAAATGTAGCTCCAGCATTAAAGAAAAATAATGCAGACATAAAAAAGATGCAGAAGCTTGATGATGAAATAGCTAAAGCAAGAAAACTTGGGAACAAAGGTGTAGTTCAAGTTTTGTTAGATAAAAAAAGTAAACTTGAAGATATTATAATGGGTACTACTAAGCCACCTGCTGATAGACCTGATCCAACTTTTGAAGGTACTGATGAGTTTAGAAAGAAAAAAGATATTCCAAAGTCAGAGCTTAAAGGCAAAGGAGTGTTAAGAAAAAATGGTAATGACAAGCAACCACCTCGTCAACCAGGAGAAAATCCAGATCTAGAAGTTTATCAAGGACAAAGTTTAGTAGAGAAAATTAACGATCTTGAAGATCGAATAGAGTTTTTGCAGTCTGACATATCTGACGAAGCTGGACCAACAGAAAAGAAAGCTACTATGACTCAAAACTTAAAACTTCTTAAAGCTAAACTAAAAGATCTTAAATCAAAAAGAAAATGATAAACAACTTAGTAGGAGGTTTATTTGGTAAAATAGTAGATAATGCAGAGGGTATACTTGACAAAGTTATTACTACAGACAAAGAACGCGATGAAGCTAAGCTTGCTCTTAAAAAGCTACTTCTTGATGCAGAGCGTGAAGCGTTTGCAAAAGAAGTTGAAGATCGCAAGTCTGCAAGAGAAATGTATAAAGACGATGCTATTATTCAAAAAGTATTAGCAACTTTATTTACTGTAGCTTATTTTGGTATTACGTTTGTAATGTTTAATTATTTTGTTACAAAATCAATAAACTTAGGTGAGTTTGAAATTAGCTTCATATCAACTATATTTGGCGCTATGAGTGCTAAAGTAAATACAATTATAGACTTCTTCTTCGGTGGAAGTTCAAAGAAAAACGAACAAATAAAAGAAAAATAAAATGGGACAAAATTCAACAGAAGTAGCTTATGGCTTTGGTCAGTTTGGATCTGCATTTGCTGATACTGCAGCTAACGTTATTACTGCGCCAGAAGAATTAGCTATAGTAGCAATACAATTTTTAGCAAACACTTCACTTGATTCTTTAGTAGCTAAAGATGCTAATATTTTTGTAAATACAGCAAGCGCTGCTCATGACAGCGGCCGTTACACTAGGACAGTTGATGGCGCGACGAGTAGCTCTACAAAGGTTATATTTGACCAAGAAAACGCAGGCACAGGTAATCAAGATGAAATAAAAGTTGGTGATGAGATTTACCTTGGATCAACAGGTAGTCTTATAGCCACTGTAACCGCTTTAAATCCAGACGGCGACAATACTAAAGAAATAGAAATAAGTAGCGGTGCTTCTATAGGCGATGGTCTTATATTAGCATTTTTAAGACCAGGTGCTATAAACGAACAAGGTGTTGGTGGGCAACAACTGGCTAACGCTCAAGTGTTTCCAAAAGGATTAACAATTTACGGTAGATGGGATTCAGTATCTTTAAACGCTGACGATACTGATGGTGGTATAATCTGTTATTTTGGACGTTAATGTTAGGACTAGGTAATAGTATAACTTCAGTATCGCCTAAAGTTGAAACAGCGATGACAAGCGCTATTCAATATAATTTTGATGGAGCTACAGACCAAACTTTTGCTGGAGATCCTCATGGTTTTACAAAAGCTACAAATTCAATGGCGGCTTTTTCAGGAGGCGGCTCGCTCGTAGCTTATCACGGCATGGGAAGCAATGCAAATACTCACGGCTGGGTTAATGGAGCTGCAGCTACAGGTTCAAGTGCTACAGGTCCAACCGGAGGGCACGGTGGAGGTTTTGATACTTTAGGAGACCCTGACACAAGTAGTAGTGAGTTTTATTTAGTATATGAAGCAAGTAGCGCTAGTGGTGCTTCTAATTTATATAAGAGCGCGCACCAAGGAGGTGACGGCGGTATAAGAGCTATAAGATCAGTTGAATTAGATTTTTCAGGTTATCAAGACTTAGAGCTAACAATGTTTGCTCATCTTCATGGCGATAATATTGCAACAAACGTAAGTGGATCTTTAACTGGAACTGGTATTGGTATAGCTTTTACTACTTCAGCTACTTCTTCGGGTGGTGCAGACGAGGCTGCTACTGGTTTTGGTTTTACAAGTAGAACTGCAGGCGGAATAACATTTAACGTAATGCAAGACAACTCTTTAACTAGCACAGATTCTACACATACTAATACCGTTAGACTTGGTAGCGCAGGAGAAATACAAGCTAACACAAGTGATAAATATAGATATGTAACATCTGATATATCAGCAATAGCAGGACTAAGTAGTGTTTATATGTGGATAGCTTATTTTTCAACACCTAACGCACACAGTGGCAACTTCTTTAAACAAGACGTAGCTTTAGACAATATTCACATAAGAGGAAATAAAGAAATATGAATTTAATATTACAAAAAAACGCACCTACCTCTGGATTTAATAGAGGAAAGCTTTTACAAAAAGAAACAGCTGTTGTTATTGTAGATGAAAACGATAAAGAAATTTACACGGTAACTCAAAACATAAATCCAGAAGGCGGCCCGCTTTATGATGAAAACGAATACAACCAATATGACGCTATAGAATTTTCTGATACTGAATATTGGTACATATAAATTATTAACTAATTAAATTAAATAAAATGGCAAAAAGAAAAACGCCTAAGGTGAAAGACCTTAGACCAGAAAAAATTACAGATGAACAACTCGCTAAAATGAGACAAGTTGTTTCAGCTATCAATAAAGCTCAAATGGATGTTGGTATAATAGAGGTTCGCAAACATGAAGCCTTACATGCTATAACTCAAATGCAGACTCAAATAGTAGAGCTTCAAAACGAATTTAAAGAACAATACGGTACAGACGATATTAATATTGCTGACGGTACAATTAAATACAATGATGATAACAACCAAGTTAATAAGAAAAATAACGATAGGTAAAGATTATAAAATAGATGCTATGCATTACTCTGTAGGCCAAGAGGTCTACGGAGGGCATACTATCTGTGATATTCTTGAAGAAGAAGATAAATATTCTATATACATTAAAAAAGGTAGCAATGTTTTACCTTGGAAAGACTTTAATAAGAATATGGCTATATCTGTTGAATATAATCTTGAATATTAATGCAGAGTCCTTTTTGTTTTGTTATAGAACCTGTAGGTGAGCGATATAACAATTCTGTTTCTGTTGACAATAAAAGTTTAATAATAAACACTGAAATATATAACCATGAGTATGTCAATCGCAGAGGCGTTGTTGTTTCTTGCCCTATTGCTGGCAAGTATGATATACTACCTGGTGACGACGTTATTGTACATCACAACGTATTTAGAAGATGGCACGATGTCAAAGGACAAGAAAGAAACAGTAAAGCATACTTCAAAGACAACAAGTATATAGTATCTGCAGATCAAATATTCTTGTACAATAATAAAGCTATGCCTGGTTATTCTTTTGTTCAACCGTTAGTAGATCAAAATAATTTATCTGAAGATAAAGAAGATCCTTACAAAGGTGTAATAGTATATAGTGATGGCACTTATAATAAAGGTGAGATTGTAGGTTATACTCCTTTTTCGCAATACGAGTTTATAATAAACAATCAAAAGCTTTATAGGGTGATGAATAAATTTATTACAATTAAATATGAGCGTAAAGGAAACGAAAAAACGTATAATCCAAGCTGGGCACAGGGCGGTTGAAGAATTAATAAACGTTGCTAAAGAAAAAATCATTACTAATACAGATGATGATGTTTCTGCTGACAGATTAAAAAATGCAGCGGCAACTAAAAAGCTAGCTATATTCGATGCTTTTGAAATACTTAACCGTATACAAGAAGAAGAGAATATATTAGAAGGTAAAGAAAATAAAGTTAAAGATAAAGTGTTTAAAGGCTTTGCAGAAGGAAGATCTAAGTAATGTACGAACAAACACTATATAAAATTGTTGAACCGATTAAGAAGACTACAATAAGTCGACTTAATAAAAAACGTAAATGGGAATATGGATATAATAAAGAACATGACATCGTGGTTATCTCAAAAACTGGACGCATTGGACAAGTGGTGGAGATTCAAGGTTTGCGAATTGGGTTGCCGAGTAAACCGCAACAACTGCGAGTGCACAATAACAGATGGGAAAAAATAGATTATCCAAAAGAGTTAAATAAACTTAAAAGTATATTTGACTGGAGAGCATATCCTGAAGAAGCAAAAGATCAGTGGTATGATTATATAGACGAAGAGTTTAAGCGTCGCGACGAAGGCTTTTGGTTTGTGAATAATAATGAGCCAACTTATATAACAGGAGCTCACTATATGTATTTGCAATGGAGCAAAATTGATGTTGGTGCTCCTGATTTTAGAGAAGCTAATAGAATATTTTTTATATTTTGGGAGGCTTGCAAAGCAGACAAACGCTGCTACGGTATGTGCTATTTAAAAAACAGACGTAGCGGCTTTTCTTTTATGAGCTCAGCTGAAACTGTTAACTTAGCTACAATATCGAGTGATGCTAGATATGGAATATTATCTAAAAGTGGTGCTGATGCTAAAAAGATGTTTACCGACAAGGTTGTACCAATATCTATCAACTATCCGTTTTTCTTTAAACCGATACAAGATGGTATGGACAGACCTAAAAGTGAACTTGCTTATCGTGTACCTGCAAGTAAGTTTACGCGTAGAAAAATTACGTCGAACGAAAAGCAGGAAGAGCTGGTTGGACTTGACACTACTATTGATTGGAAAAACACAGGTGATAACAGCTATGACGGTGAAAAACTTAATCTGTTAGTACACGATGAAAGTGGTAAGTGGGAAAGGCCTGATAATATTTTAAACAACTGGCGAGTAACTAAAACTTGTTTAAGATTAGGTAGTAGAATTATAGGTAAGTGTATGATGGGCTCTACTAGTAACTCGTTAGATAAAGGCGGCGATAATTTTAAAAAGCTATATCACGATAGTGATGTAACTAAAAGAAATAGAAATGGTCAAACAAAGTCTGGTTTATACTCTTTGTTTATACCAATGGAGTGGAACTATGAGGGATTTATTGACGAGTTTGGACGACCCGTCTTTGATACTCCAACACAAGAGTGTTATGGACCTCACGGTGAACTAATTGATATAGGTGTTATATCACATTGGGAAAACGAAGTAGAAGGTTTGAAAGACGATCAAGACGCGTTAAACGAGTTTTATCGACAGTTTCCAAGAACTGAAGAGCACGCGTTTAGAGATGAAACAAAAAACAGTTTGTTTAATCTCGCTAAAATATACGAGCAAGTAGACTATAACGAAGGCGCAACTAGCTCGGCAGTTTTAAACACTGGTAATTTCCAGTGGACTAATGGAGTAAAAGACACTACTGTAACTTTTAATCCAGATCCTAACGGTAGGTTCAAGCTTAGTTGGGTTCCAGATTTTAAGCTGCAGAATAATGTAATAATAAAAAATGGAGTTAAATATCCTGGAAACGAGCACATGGGCGCTTTTGGCTGCGATAGCTATGATATTAGCGGTACTGTTGATGGTCGAGGATCCAACGGATCTCTTCATGGATTAACTAAGTTTAGCATGGAGTCAGCTCCTGCTAATACGTTTTTTTTAGAATATATAGCTAGACCACAAACCGCTGAAATATTTTTTGAAGATGTGTTGATGGCATTAGTATTTTATGGTATGCCATTGCTTGCTGAAAATAATAAACCAAGACTACTGTATCATTTAAAACGTAGAGGATATAGAGGCTTCAGTATGAATAGACCAGATAAGATTTGGAATAAATTATCTGCAGCAGAGAGAGAAGTTGGAGGTATACCAAACTCTAGTGAAGACATTAAGCAAGCTCATGCAGCTGCTATAGAAATGTATATCAACGATCACGTTGGTTTAATGCAAGACGGTACTTATGGTACAATGTACTTCACTGAAACTTTAAATGATTGGGCAAAGTTTGATATAAACAAACGTACAAAGTTTGACGCAGCCATAAGTTCAGGTTTAGCTATAATGGCTTGCAACAGACATTTATATAGACCAGTAAAAGAGAAACAAATAAAACCAGTTAATTTTTCATTTGCTAAGTATAGTAATGATGGTGTAACCTCTAAAATAATTAAAAATTAAATATGGCTTACAGAAATACAAATAATTTTCCAAGTCAGGTAGTACCTGATGTAGAAAAAATAAGCTACGATTACGGTTTAAAAGTTGCTCAAGCTATCGAAAGCGAATGGTTTGATAGAAATGAAGATGGTAACATTAGAGGCAACGGTAGATTTTATAGTAATAAAAATAATTTTCACAATTTAAGACTATACGCTAGAGGCGAACAGTCTGTACAGAAATACAAAAACGAATTATCTATAAATGGTGATTTAAGTTTTTTAAATTTAGACTGGAAACCTGTACCTGTCATACCTAAGTTTGTAGATATTGTAGTTAACGGCATGGCTGAAAGAAACTATGATATAAAAGTATTTTCACAAGATCCATACGGCGTAGCTAAAAGGACTGAGTATATGGAAAGCATGCTTAGAGATATGAAGATGAAACAGTTCGACGCTATGGCTAAGCAACAGCTTAACATGGATCTAGCTGAAAACGATCCTGAAACCTTACCAGAGTCAGAGCAAGAGTTAGAACTTCACATGCAACTTAGCTATAAGCAAGCTACAGAACTAGCTGAAGAACAAGCTATCAATGTATTGCTACACGGCAATCAATACGATTTAACTAGAAAAAGACTATATTATGATTTAACAGTTTTAGGTATGGCGGCTGTTAAAACTACTTTTACTAAAGCAGAAGGTATAAAAATAGATTATGTTGATCCAGATAGAATAGTACACTCGTATAGTGAGTCACCATACTTTGATGATGTATACTATGTAGGTGAAGTTAAAACTGTAGCAGTCAACGAGCTAGTAAAAGAGTTTCCTCATTTAAGCCAAGATGATCTTGAAGAAATACAACAGTACAATAATAGTAGAACGTACGAGTACAACAAGGGTAGAAGAGATCAAGATATAAATCAAGTTGAAGTATTATACTTTAACTGGAAAACTTATATGAACGAAGTATATAAGTTGAAAGAAACTAAAACAGGTGGAGAAAAAGCTATAGAAAAAGATGACACTTTTAATCCACCAACAAATATGGAAGGTGGCTTTGCTAAAATATCTAGACAAATAGAAGTTATATATGAAGGCGCTATGATAATAGGGTCTGATAAACTTTTAAAGTGGGAGATGGCTGAGAATATGATTAGGCCAAAAAGCGATATGACTAAAGTTAAAATGAATTATAGTCTTGTTGCTCCACGTATGTATCAAGGTAGAATAGAAAGTTTAGTTGGCCGTATAACAGGCTTTGCTGACATGATACAGCTTACACATTTAAAGCTACAACAAGTAATGGCGCGTATGGTACCAGATGGTGTTTATTTAGACGCTGATGGTTTAGCTGAAATAGATTTAGGCAACGGAACAAACTATAACCCGCAGGAAGCTTTAAATATGTTTTTCCAAACAGGTAGTGTTATAGGTAGATCATATAATGTTGATGGTGATCCAAATCCAGGTAGAATACCTATACAAGAAATATCTAATGGTAAAGGCTCTGGAGGTAAGATGCAAACTCTTATAGCAAACTACAACTACTACATGCAAATGATACGTGACGTGACCGGCTTAAATGAAGCTAGAGATGGTAGCACTCCTGATAGAAACGCTTTAGTAGGAGTTCAAAAACTAGCAGCTGCAAATAGTAATACGGCTACAAGACATATATTACAAGCTGGCTTATATTTAACAGCTGACGTAGCAGAGCAAGTGTCACTACGTATATCAGATATTATTGAATACTCGCCAACTCGAGACGCTTTCTTACAACAAATAGGAGTACATAATGTAGCTACGTTAGAAGAAATGGCTGATTTACATTTGTATGACTTTGGCATATTTATAGAGCTTGCTCCAGATGAAGAAGAGCGTCAGCTATTAGAAAACAATATACAAATGGCTTTATCTCAAAAGATAATAAAACTATCAGACGCTATTGATATTAGAAATACTAAAAACGTAAAGCTTGCCAATGAACTATTAAAAATAAAAGAAAAGAAAAAAGTTCAAGAAGATCAAGCTATGCAGCAGCAAAACATACAAGCGCAGCAGCAAGCTCAACAAAGAACAGCTCAAGCTCAAGCTCAAGCTGAAGCACAGAAACAACAACAAGTAACTCAAGCTCAAATACAACTTGAGCAGGCAAAAGCAGAGTTCAAAGCTAAAAACTTACAACAAGAAGCTGACATTAAAAAACAATTAATGGAAGCAGAGTTTCAGTACAATGTAAAGTTAAGAGACATGGAGGCTAAACAGAAAAGTAAGTTAGAAGGTGAAAAGCAACAAACAAGTAAAAAATTCGAGTCAGCAGGTAATGATGAACTTAGGACTGGCTTGAATATGGATCAGTTTTAAATTATTATATTTTATATTATGGAAGAAAAAGAAGTAAAAGATGAAAACGTTACTAAGGTTGATTTAAAAAAGAAACCAAACGAAACCGTTCACAAAGTAGATTTAACTAAAAAAGAAGAAGAAGATGCCGTTCAGGAGCAAAGCACAGATGAGGTACCTGTTCGCGACGAATCCGAAACTAGCGAAGAAGTACGCGAAGAAGACGAGCAGCCAACAATTGAAGAAATTACCGAACAAGCTGAAGAAGAAAAAGAAGAAGAAGAGGTAGTTGAAGAAGTTGTAGCTGAAGAAAAACCAAGCGTAGAACTTCCTGAGAACATAGAAAAATTAGTTGAATTTATAAACGATACAGGTGGTACTGTTGAAGATTATGTTATGCTAAACAAAGACTTTAGCAATATGGATAACTTAACAGCTCTTGAAGAGTACTACAAAATTACTAAGCCACATCTAAACGCTGAAGAAAGATCTTTCTTAATGGAAGAAACGTTTAGCTATGATGAAGATGTTGATGATAGTAAAGAAGTTAGAAGAAAAAAAATAGCCCTCAAAGAGCAAGTTGCCGAGGCTAAAGCCTACTTAGACAGGCAAAAGTCTAAATATTATGAAGAGATCAAAGCTGGATCGAAGCTTACAAAAGAGCAACAGAAAGCTATTGACTTCTTCAACAGATATAACAAAGAGTCTGAAGGTGCTCAAAAAAGAAACGAGCATATACAGAACGTGTTTAACAAGAAAACATCTACTCTTTTCTCTGAAAAGTTCAAAGGTTTTGAATATAACGTAGGAGAGAAAAGATTTAGGTTTAATGTTAAAGATGTTGATAGTGTTAAAGAAACTCAAAGTGACATTGGTAATTTTATCAAAAAGTTTTTGAATAAAGAAGGATCAATGGAAGACGCTGCGGGTTATCATAAAGGTTTATATACCGCTATGAACGCAGACGCTATAGCTCAACACTTTTACGAACAAGGTAAAGCCGACGCTTTAAAAGCTTCTGTCGAAAAGTCTAAGAATATAAACATGGACCCAAGACAAACTAATAAAGAAGTTAAAGTTGGAGGTACTACATACAAAGTACTAAGTGGAGAGTCTACTTCAGATTTCAAAGTTAAGATCAAACGAGGTAGAAAATAAATTATTAATCCATTTAAAACTAATTAAAAATGGCAATTACAAATCCAGGTCCTGGGCATTCCGGGACTACAGGTAGTTTAAATAGTGTAGCTGCTCCAGTGAGAGCTACATTGTCTTCAAACTACATTGACTTTACGAGCGGCGCTGGCAACGACTGGGCGCAGCAGTATTTACCAGACCTAATTGAAGCTGAGGCTGAAGTGTTCGGACCAAGAACTATTTCAGGTTTCTTATCTCAAGTAGGTGCTGAAGAGTCTATGACTTCTGACCAAGTTATTTGGACAGAGCAAGGTAGACTTCACTTATCTTACACGGGTACAATTAACACTGCAAATGGTGATTTAACTATCCAAAAAGATATTGACGGTAACGATCTAACTACTACTCACGGTATTAGATTAAACGATCAAGTTATCATTGCTACTTCTGAGGGCGTAATCAAGTGTTTAGTTACTGACGCTTTAAAAGGTACAGCTGATGTAGTTACTGTTAGACCTTACGAGAAAGACAATATCGACGATGCTGCTGCATTTTCTACTGGTACTGTAGCTTGTACAGTATTAGTATATGGTTCTGAATTTGGTAAAGGAACACCTGGTCAGGGATCAGCTGCTGAAGGTGCTAAAGCTATAGAGCCACAGCACAAATCTTTTAGCAACAAGCCTATCATCATGAAAGATTACTACGAAATCAACGGATCTGATGTATCTCAAATCGGTTGGGTAGAAATCGCTGGTGAAGACGGACAAAATGGTTACTTGTGGTATTTAAAAGCTGAAGGCGACACTCGCTCTCGCTTTACTGATTACTTAGAGATGACTATGATGGAAGCTGTTAAAGGTGTTCCGGGAGCAGCTGCTGCTACTGGTGTTGGTGACTCTGACATTGATGAGTTCTTAAGTGCTTCAGGTGATAGCTTCGGTACTGAAGGTTTATTCGCTGCTATTGAGACTCGTGGTAACGTTACTACTGGTGTAAATGGTGTTAACCCTGGTACTGATTTAGCAGAGTTTGACGCTATCTTAGCAGAGTTTGACAAGCAAGGTGCTATCGAAGAAAACATGTTATTTGTTAATCGTTCAACTAGTTTGGCTATTGACGATATGTTAGCTTCAATGAACTCTTACGGTGCTGGTGGTACTTCTTACGGAGTATTCAATAACGACGAAGATATGGCATTGAACTTAGGTTTCTCTGGATTCCGTAGAGGTTCTTACGACTTCTATAAGTCTGACATGAGATACTTAAACGACAAAGCTACTCGTGGATCTATCAACGATAGAGCTGCAGGCTTTGGTATTCGTGGTGTTGTTATTCCTGCTGGTGTATCAACTGTATACGATCAAACATTAGGTAGAAACTTAAAGCGTCCGTTTTTACACGTACGTTATAGAGCTTCTCAAATGGACGATAGAAAAATGAAAACTTGGATTACTGGATCTGTTGGTGGAAACATCACTTCTGATCTTGATGCAATGCAAGTAAACTATCTATCTGAAAGATGTTTAGTTGTTCAAGGTGCTAACAACTTCATGTTAATGAAGTAAGTATATTAGGTCGGGGCTTCGGCCCCGATCTTTTTTTTAATTTTTTATTATATTATATCATGGCAAAAAAGCAAACAAAAAAAGCTGAAGTAGCACAGCCAGAAATAAAAGCTACAAATGAAATGGTAGAAGTAGCTATTAAGCCACAGTCTAAAAAACCAAAATGGGAAATAAAAGATAGAGTTTATTATTTAAAACAAAATAGATCAGCTTTATCTTATTCAATGAAGTCTTCAGGTATATATTACTTTGACGAAGAAAAAGGTTATGAAAGAGAGTTAAAGTATTGTGAAAATCAAAGAACTGTTTTCGTAGACGAAATGCAAGGCGATCAAAGGCTAGCTCACATTATATTTAGAAATGGAGCACTGTACGTTCCAAGAGAAAAAGCAACTTTACAAAAGCTATTATCTCTATATCACCCAATGCGTGATAAGCTTTTTTACGAGCATAAGCCTGTAGAAATAGCAGCTAACGAGTTAGATTACTTAGAAATGGAAGCTGACGCTTTAGTTTTAGCTAGAACGCTAGACATTGACAAGATGGAAGCTATAATGCGAGTAGAATTAGGTTCTAAAGTATCAGAGATGAGTTCTAAGGAACTTAAACGAGATTGTCTAGTATTTGCAAGAAGAAACCCAGGTTTGTTCTTAGAGCTTGTCCAAGACGAAAACGTAGAGCTTAGAAACTTTGGTATTAAAGCTGTTGAAGCTGGAATATTAAAACTATCTAGAGATCAACGATACTTTATGTGGGGATCAAACGATAGAAAAATAATGACAGTTCCTTTTGATGAGCATCCGTATTCTGCTTTAGCCGCTTGGTTTAAAACAGACGAAGGTATGGAGATATACTCTAATATAGAAAAGCAACTAAATATGTAATTACTTTATAGAAGAGTAACCACTCTTCGGGGTGGTTACTTAACTATAAAAGATAATTATATGGTAAGTGTAGATACAGTATATCAACGTGTACTAGCATTAGCAAATAAAGAACAAAGAGGTTATATAACTCCGCAAGAGTTTAACCTTTTAGCAAATCAATCGCAGATGGAAATATTTGAAGAGTATTTTCATCACTTAAATCAATACCTTAGAAATCCAGGTAATGACTCTAGCTATGCAGACTCTGCAGATTATATTCAAGATAAAATTTCAAGGTTTATAGTTGAAGCAGAAGAGTTACAGTATACAGAAGAAAAAACAAACGCATACGTATTGCCATCTAGTAATCGTATGTATAGATTAACTAGGGTAAGTGCTGGCACAGATATTCTTAGTCCAACAGCTCAACAAATTACTTTTAAAGATTTAAAAAATCAAGCTAGAGCTGTATATGCCGCTCAAGCTCACAACAACTCTCCAGTTTACGTACGCATGCACAATGTGCAAGCTAGCGGCCCAGCGTTTGAAGAAGAAATCGCAGGCTTAATAAAAATATACACGGAAGGCTCAACTGAATTTACAGGTAATATAAACATTGGTTATATAAGAGTACCTAACAAGGTTGTTTGGGATTACGTTGTTGTAAATGAAAAAGCGTTATACAATGCTACTAATGCTTCAGACTTTGATTTACACCCATCAGAAGAAACAAACTTAGTATACAGAATACTTATGCTAAGTGGTATAACTATTAACAAGCCTGGTCTTGCAAGCTTAGCTAAAGCTGAAGTTGTAGAACAAGGTAATAACGAAAAAGCATAATGGGAGAGTACAGCAATCAAGGCATAAGTAATTACTATAACCAAGAGTCACAGCACGGGTCTTACCAGTATCAAACGCTAGACGCTTTAGTTAGTACGTTTTTAATGGTATACGTTGGTGAAAACAAAATAATATCAAAAGCAAATAGACAAGACGTTTTCTTTTTTGGCCGCAGAGCTTTACAAGAAATGAACTACGATGTATTAAGATCTAAGAAAACATTAGAGTTTGAGTTAGACAATCGCATGTACGTACCTATGCCTCATGACTATGTTAACCACACCGATGTTTTTTACACAGACAGCTCTGGTATAAAGCACCCATTATTTCCAGCTAGAGATACGCAAAATCCTTTTAGACCTAAAACAAAAGATTTAAACGTTAACGCGCAAGATCTTGATGAGTGGTGGGAAACTATGAAGTACTACAATATTTTTCAAGAAACTGAATACAATGGTTTAGAAGGAGAAGACTCTAAAACTTTAGAAGCTTTTCAAACAACTCCTAGCCATGAAGATCAAGTAGCAGACTTTAATTACAATGACGGACACTCTGAATTTGCGTTAGGTCAAAGATATGGTTTAGATCCAGAGCATGCTCAAATAAACGGAAGCTACTTTTTTGATTATGCTAACGGACATATTTATTTTAGTTCAGGCTTAGTTGGATCTACAATAGTATTAGATTACATAACCGATGGTCTAGCAGACGATGGCGATGCCTTGATACCTAAGCTAGCTGAAGAAGCTTTTTATAAATGCGTAGCTTATAGTATAGTTTCAACAGGAGCAAATTATAGCCCTGCAACTATACAACAATTAAAAAAAGAAAGATTTGCAGAGCTTAGAAAAGCTAAGATTAGATTATCAAATTACAAAACACAAGAGCTTACTCAAGTAATGAGAGGTAAGTCTAAATGGATAAAATAAGATATGCCAGAATTTAATAGAAATTTTGCGCAAGGTAAGATGAATAAAGATCTTGACGAGCGCCTTATTCCAGCCGGTCAGTACAGAGACGCTATGAACGTACAAGTTTCTACTTCAGATGGTAGTAACGTTGGTTCATTAGAAAACATACTAGGTAATGGTCAGCTTTCTACAAACTTAATACCAGAGGGCGGTTATTGCGTCGGCTCTATAGTTGATAACGAAGTTAACTGCATATATTATTTAGTCGCAGGTAACGAATTTACTCACTCAAGCGGTAATAGAATTGCTAAAAATTATATCGTAAAATATAGTATTGACGATAATAATCTTACTTTTGTATTCGTAGATATTTACAAAGTCACTACGCAGGTAACTGGTATTGTTACTGAAGAGAATATTCTTTTTGGTGAGATTAATTTTACACAAGTTTCTAGTAGCTATGGTCTAAGAAAAGGCATGGTGTTTGACAACGATAACAACATACAATTTGCTTTTGACGACAATAAATTTCTTCCATCTAGAGAAGACATACCTACAGGAACATATACTTTTGAAAAAGAATCTGTTTTAGGTTTTAATAGCGAAACAAATATAACAGCTATAAATATTGTTGAAGATTTATTAATGTATACAGACAATATTAACGAGCCTAAAACAATAAATATAAAAAGATCGATATTAGGAACAGGATCAGGAGATAATGTTTTAAATTCAAGCGGCGCAAATAACTCTTCAGATTTTCACACTAGACTTGTTAGCAGAAGAACAGACGGCAGCTTTAATGACGAAGGGTTTGAAGTAGTAACAAACTTTAGTCTTTTAGATTCTGGCACTCCAGTATACTCTGAGCTAGAAAATAATACAACTATAAGAAAAGGTCCTTTAGCTCCTCCAACGTTGAGAATGTCCTCTTCTACCGTAGAAAGAGCTCTTAGAGTAGACAGTCCTTTTAATCCAGTAGAATCACCTTTCTTTATTATTTCTGGTGGACAAGCTACTCAAGTTCCTTCTGGATCTGGATTTACCTTACAAACAGACGAGCCTGTTAGCTATTTTGTTGGAGACTTTATATTAATAACACAAGACTTAACTCAACCACCCACGTCTTTTACAGATCACGATGTTAGAGTTAGAGTAGATGCTGTTAATAGCAATACAAGCTTTGACGTTACTATACTAGCTATAGCTGATGACTTAGATACATCAACTGGTTTTCTTACTATACTAGAACAGCCAGATCCTTTGTTTGAATTTAAGTTTCCAAGATTTTCTTATAGATACAAGTATGTAGACGGTCAATATTCTGCGTTTGCTCCTTTTTCTGAAGTAGCTTTTTTACCCGGGCCATACGAATATTATCCTAAAGAAGGATATAACTTAGGTATGGCTAATAGAGTTAGAAGTTTAAGAGTAGAAAACTACGCTCCAGCTCCTGATCACAGACCTAAAGATATAGTAGAAATAGACGTGCTATACAAAGAAGAAGGATCCACTACAGTCTACACTGTTAAAACTATAAAGCCTTCAGACGGTCAACCTCTTTGGCCACTCAGCACGGCGATTGGTGGATATAGTGTAGGCGCAGGAAGTGCTGCCAGTGTTTTAAACGATGGATTAGTTTTTAGAGGTAGTCTAAATATAGAGTCAGAATTAATACACGCTGTAGTTCCAGCTAATCAATTATTAAGACCTTGGGATAATGTTCCTAGAAAAGCTTTAGCTCAAGAAGTTTCAGCTAATAGATTAATATATGCTAACTATGTTCAAAACTACGATCTTGTAGATTCAAATAATAAACTATTAACACCTGAGCTTAAAGTAGGTTTAATTTCAAAATCTTACGGCGATCCTGGAATATCACCTAATATAGGTGTTCCTTTTAAATCTATAAAAACACAAAGAACATATCAGCTAGGAGTTGTATACAAAGACGAGTTTGGAAGAGAAACACCTGTACTAGCAGACAAAGAAAAAGGATCTTTTACTGTAGGCAAAGAGTTTTGTGACAATTTAAACTCGCTTAAAGTTAGTGTTTTAAATAGCGCACCAATTTGGGCTAAATCTTTTAAATTTTTTATAAAAGAAACCTCTAACGAATATTACAACTTAGCAATGGACCGTTGGTATAACGCTGAAGATGGTAATATATGGTTGTCTTTTCCTTCGTCTGATAGAAATAAAGTTGATGAAGAAACATTTTTAGAATTAAAAAAAGCGCACGATAGTGATGTAGTCGTAGAACAACCTGCTAGATATAAGATACTAGCTATTAGCAATGAAGCTCCTGAATTTATAAAGCTTCAAAGAAAAAGTTTAGGTACACTACTAAACTCTTCGCATAATGGAGTAGATGATAATCAAATTGGTAGCGCTGCAATAGGTTATCCTATATCTGGTGAAAATTTAATACATATAAGAAAAAACGCTTTTGAAGAAAACTTTGATCCAGATGTAGTTTTACCTATAGCTTCTGATTGCTCTGTAAAAATACGAACAATAACAGGAGAGTTTAGTAAGTACTACGACATAATAGATATAAGAAAAGATAATATCTTTGGTCAAGACAACGATGGCTACAAAATAACTATATCAGATACTTTTGATGCTGACGTAAACAATGTTACTGGTGGATCTTTTACGCCAGCTACAAATAGACTAGGACTACAAATAGAGATAGTTCAAAACGAAAAAGAAGATAAGCCTGAGTTTGAAGGTAAGTTCTTTGCTAAGATATACAAAGATCAAATCATAGAAGATTTTATTATGATATTAGACGACGAAAGAAATTTAGTCGTTGTCGATGCTTATGAAACTAGTTACCTTCACACTTACAATGGTGATTCTTCTAATCCATACGGTGGTGTTAACTTAGGTCGCAATACAAATAACGCTACTATGGGTATTGCTTTAAATGTTAGAGATCAGTGGAGAGAATCTCAAGCAAAAAAAGACCACGTTAATCCGTATAAAACTAGCTACACTTGGGGTGATAATTCTAATTACGGAGGACCTCTAATAAATGGTGCTTTTGAAGTAAGAGACACTAACGCAGGAGATGCTACTGGCGCTAACAATTGGGGTATTGGAAAAGGTGATCATGCCCTTGAGTTTTGGCATAATTATTTTACAAGAAAAGGCCAAGCTGAAATATTTATAGATGATGCTTGGGCTGTTTCGTGGAGACAAACGCCGCATACTTTAGATAACGCTTTTCCAGATCCTAATAATTCTAGCCCATATCATAACGCGCCAAACCATAATGGCGACTTTAACGCTGGTGAAATTGCAGGTGACGATCTTATTGAAGAAGCAAGATGGGGTGAAGGTAATGGATTTGCTCAAAACGGATCTAGAGGTATAAGAGGTAATTTAATAGATATATCTGTTACAGGTGGATTTCACGGAGAGTTTAACGAAAACGATGCTGCGTGGTCTGAGTTTGGAAATAACGGCTGGAAGGTACCTGAAGCTTTTCAATTTTTAAATCCATACATACTAAACGATGGAAACAATAAGGACGAATATAATTTTTTAAGAAATTTAACTTTACCTGGAATAAAATGGAGATTTAAAGAAGATCCAGAAAAGACTATATATGAAGTTACAAAAGCATATAAGCATTACGGCATCATAAATTTTCAACTAAGAAATATAGATTTATTTGGTTCACAGTTAATTAATCCATTTACACTTTCATGGTATATAACTCAAAATGCTGAACGTCTTATTGATCTTGCGGCTGGTGGCGATGGAATTAATATAAGAACTGTGCTTGATGGTATGAGTAGATACCAAATAGAATCTAATAAAAGAAATAAATTTACAATTGCAGTTGATAAACCTTTTGCCTGGGACCCTAGATCTACAATAGCTCACGATGGTACAGAGACAGTAACTATACAAATATTAGGTAGATACGGAAACGAAGACATTGGTTTTTCTTCTGATAATCCAGCGGTATGGGAAACTAAACCTAAAGAAGATATAGAGCTAGATATATATTATGAGATTAGTAGAGCTTATCCTATAGAAATAGAATCAAATAATACAGAAACTGTTTTGCTTCCAGGCTATGCAGACTTAGTATCTGTTGCTGGTAATTTAGAGCCTGAGTTTAATAGAGTTAATAATTTAAGGCATTTTACAGGTTCAGAAAACTCTCGTCTTTCTCTCGCTAACCCTATTACTGCAAACGTAGGTGCTGAGCTATTGATTAACGATGGATATGGTGGACAGATAACTTTAGTTGTAGCTGAATTAGTTAATAACAGTACACGTGTAAATGTTTATAAAAAGTTTCACTCTGCTTTTACAGAGATAACTTTGCCTTGGCATAACTGCTATGTGTTTGGAAACGGTGTAGAGTCTGATAGAATAAGAGATGATTTTAATCAACCAACTATACAAAACGGTGTAAAAGCTTCTACAACAATAGCAGAACAATATAAAGAAGAAAGAAGATCGCAAAGCTTTATATTTTCTGGTATATTCAACAGCTTGTCAGGTGTTAATAGATTAAATCAATTTATACAAGCAGAACCTATAACTAAAGATCTTGATCCTGATAACGGTAGTATACAAAAGTTATTTACTAGAGATACTGACATAATAACGTTTTGTGAAGACAAAGTGTTGAAAGTTTTGTCTGATAAAGACGCTTTGTTTGAATCAGGTGGTAATGCTCAGCTAACCGCTGCAAATAAAGTTTTAGGTCAAGCTATTGCTTTTGGAGGTGACTATGGAATATCTAAAAACCCTGAGAGTTTTGCTGCAGATAAATATAGATGCTACTTTACAGATACTCAAAGAGGTGCTGTAATAAGATTATCTAAAGACGGCATGACGCCAATATCAGACTATGGCATGAAAGATTATTTTACAGATACGTTTAATAATATAAGAGACATTAGATTAATTGGAACTTTTGACCAAAGGAAAGATAATTATAACTTAACAATATCAAGCAGAGGTAAAAGAGCTAGTTTTTTAAAAGCAATAGAGCCAACAACTATAACTTATAATGAGCAAGTTAAAGGCTGGGTAAGCTTTAAAAGCTTTCACCCTGAGTCTGGAGTTGGTGTAAACAATGATTACTACACTTTTAAAAACGGATCTCTATGGAAGCATCACACCAATGCTAATAGAAACGATTTTTATAGCGAAGGATTTGTACCGTCGCATGTAGAAATATTATTTAACGATGCTCCTAGCTCTGTTAAAAACTTTCAAACTATAAAATACGAAGGCACTCAAGCTAAAGTAGATAGAGACGCGCGTGATGATCAATACTATAACTTGTCAACTAAACGAGGTTGGTATGTTGACTCTGCATTTACAGATCTTCAAGACGGTAAGGTTCCTGAGTTTATAGATAAAGAAGGTAAATGGTTTAACTTTATAAAAGGAGCATGCACTGACTTTAATAACTTAGACGAAAAAGAGTTTACAGTACAAGGCATTGGGCAGGCAGAGAGTATACAGCACAGCAGTCCAGGCGAGCTAGCTCCAGTTTCTAAAAGAGTTATATTTAGAGACTCAAGCTTTAGCGTAACAGGAGAAAATTGGGATTAATATGGCAATAAATTATACAGTAAGCGACTTTGAAGTAAATAGTTTTGTTGGGCAAGTTACACCGGCTGGCGTAGCTAATCTAACTATAACGCCTATTGGAGACGAAGAAATATTTGCTGAAGAGTTTTTTATAGGCGGAGCTGCAGCAGCGGCAAATGTTAATGGAGCTTTTTTTGTTGGAGGTAATGTTTCACCTGAAGTAACTCAAGTTGCTTTTACTGACAATGGAGACGGAACTGTAAATGTTGCTATAAGCTACAATGCTTTTGTTGTTCAAGCTAATAGCGCAGTTCATATTGATATAGACAGAAAAGCACTATCGCCCGTGCCTCCACCGCAAGAGCGCAAAGGCTGTACAAATCCAGAGGCAATTAACTATGATCCTTTAGCTACATCAGATGATGGCTCTTGTCAATTTGTTATACGCCATGACAATCCTAATCCTGTTGGGCATGGAGATGCTGTTGTTACTTCTTTTAAAGTAGACACTCCTAATTTAAAAACTCCTAATGCTCAATTTGTAACAGTATCAAATACTAAAGAAGCTTCTTACAAAGTAGTTCTTTATAACAAAACAACAGGAGAGTACTATAACTTTAACGACGATAACGAATTGTACGGTGGATTTACAAAAAACAGAAGAAACGTAGATCATATTGAAACGTTAGCTCCTGCTGGCGCTAAAAAACTTTTAGTACAATATCCTGGTATATCTGCTAATGCAGTTTACAAAATTTATGTTGAGCCTATAGGTGACACTAAGCTAGCTAAAGATGTACCTAGCAAATCAAATCCATTTGAGTTTACACAGAGAATAGATACTACAATTAGTTTAAATTTAAAAACAGCAAACACTTCTAACTGGACTATTGGATCAGCTGCCACTATATCAGATAGACCTGGTAAAAAACCTCTTAGAGTAACTAAAAAAACTTTTCCAGAAGTTGACATGAAGTTTGTTGATGGCAAGCCTGGTTATAAACAGTTTTCTTTAACAGCGGCTTTTGGAGCTGGTGGTGGCAAAAGCTCAGCCGCTTTAGTAACTAATAGAAAACCTCAACTAATTGATTTGTCAGCACCAACAGACTTGACTGTTCTTGAAAAGACTGATTCTGGAGCTATAGCAAACCGAATTAGAATTGAAGGTGCTGATGTTAGTTATGCCACAGACACTTTGACTATAACAGGACTTTTAGTTGTAGAAAAATTTGGTACAACAAGCGAAACAATAACAATAGATATAGATAACATAGTAACACTATCATAATATGCCTCCTCCATTTACACTAATAATAAATTTTAATTGCGCTATACAAGACTCTGTCTCTGTAGGCGATATAGCATACGGCGTAGTAGCTGTACCTAACTCAAGCTTCAATGTTAATCAGCAAAATATAACTAAGCTAGGTGAAATAATTGGAATAAATAGAGGTAGTAGCAATGGTAGTATTACAATACAAACTGACTTGTATATTAATGAGATACCAGAACCTAAGCCTAATGGAGATGAGTTTTTATTTATATTGTTTAGTAAAGACAACTGCCAAGAGTACGGCTCTATGTTAGGTTATTTTGGATCGTTTAAGTTTAAAAATAACTCAGATGAATTTGCAGAACTATTCAATGTAACTGTTGACGCTTTTGAAAGCAGCAAATAAGTGTAATAGTAAAATTGTAAATTTAATTAAATGAAACACATAAGTGATCAAGCTATAAATAATCCTTTGTCTAAAGAAGATTTAAGAAAACAATTTATAGAGCAAACAGAAAAATTAGGTCTAAAGCATACTTTTACTTTTGACGAAGCTTGGGAAATAGCTCAAGAGATTAGAAAAAAACAAGAGTATAGACAAAAAATAACAGAGCTGCACGAGCAGCTTGAACATGAAGGTGGTATAGTTGGTAAAGAATTACATAAGCTTAACCCAACAAAACATACGTTCGCTGGTGGTTGTTATATTAGAGAAATATATAATCCTGCTAACATGCTGCTAGTAACTAAAATACACAAAGTTGACCACCCGTACTTTTTAATGAGTGGCAAAATGTCTATATTAACCGAAGACGGTGTTATAGAAGTTGAAGCTCCTCATCATGGAGTTACTAAAGCTGGGACTAAACGAGTTATATACACTCACGATCCATGCAAGTTTGTAACAGTACATGCTACAAACAAGACAACTCCTGAAGAAGTAGAAGAAGAAGTAATAGCAAAAAGCTTTAATGATGAAGCTATTTGTTTAGACGAAATACAAAGCCTAACTGAAAAGCTAGGCTTAAATGTTGAATTAACTAAAGAAAAATAATATGTCATTTGTAGCAGTAGGTTTAGCTCTAGGGGCTGCCGGTGGTATTGCAAAAACAATAGCTGGTGGTGTTCAAAAGAAAAAAGCTAAAGCAGCAGCAGCCGCAGCAGCGGCAGAGCTTGCAGCTCAAAAAGAAGCGTTTGCAGCTTTAGATACTTCTAATCCATATAAAAACATGGAAAACACTATGGAAGATCTTACAGTAAACCAACAAGAAGCTCAATTTATAGCTGAGCAACAACAACAATCACAAGCAAATATTTTACAAGACCTACGTGGCGCGGCTGGTGGATCTGGCATTGCGGCGTTAGCTCAAACACTAGCTAATCAAGGAACTAAAAATGCAAGACAAGCCGCTGTGTCTATAGGCAAGCAAGAGCAAGCTAATCAAATGGCTGAAAGAAAAGAAGCTTCTAGACTTCAAGGTTTAAAAAGAGAAGGTGATATTATGTCTAGACAAATGGAAGCTGATAAAACAAAAACATTAATGGGTATGGCTGCAGATGATTATGCCAATAAACAAGAAGCTGTAGCTCAAGCTAATCAACAGATGATGGAAGGTATAAGTGACATAGCAGGCGTTGGCATGGAAATGGCTACTGGCGGTGTTGGTGGTGATGGTATGCCTGGTGGTGTTGGTGATAATAAAACTACTACTATTAATAATAGACCTGACTTAGTACAGTTTGACCAAGCCGGCGAAGTAGTTTACGATCCTTTTTACTTGTACACGCCTGATCCAAATACCGGTTCTTAAAATAAATAAAACATGGCAAAAAAAAGTAGTCCTAGTATAAATTTAGGTTTAGACTCTAGTCAATTAGACAGGCTTAATAGAGCTTCGCGAGCAGCGGCTGGTGTAGGCGAGTTTAAACAAACTAGTCTCGGCGCAGCGTTAGGAGATATAGCTGTAGAGTCTGGCACTAAGCTCGTAGAAGACGCAAGATTAAAAGAAGAAGAAGAAGCTCAAGAAAGAGAAGAACAAAGAAAAGCTTTAGAAAGTAAACTACAAGGAAAGTTAGATGAATTTTTAGCTGTAGGATCTAATCAAAACGAGTATGACTTTGGTCTTGATAAGATCATGGGTATTAGAGAACAAATATTAAATTCCACCGATGAGAAAGAGCGAAGTGGTTTAATAAGAGAGTTTAACGCTTATGTTGCAGAAATAAAAAATCAAACTAACCTTGATAAAACAAGCGCTAAAAACTTACAAGGTTTTAGCATGAATCCTAACGAAAATAAGTCTATAATTAGTAGCGCTACAGATCAAAGAGCGGTAGGTTTTCTTGAAAAATTTTATGCTGGTGAAGCGCAAATAACGCAAGGTGAAGATGGTAAAAAAATATATAGAATAGAAGTACCATCGGCAAGCGGTGTAGGACCACCTGATGTTTTTGAAGGCACTAGAGATGAATTAGAAGGCATGTTAATTCCTAAAGCTACAGAGTTTGATTTATCAATAGGTAAGTTAGCTAAAGCCGTACAGCAAAACGCCGCACAAGGAGGATTTTTTGATGAGCAAGATATTAGAAGACAAATAAACAATAACTTAAATAGCAAAGACTATAAATCTTTATTTGCTGATAAGCTTGAAACTACTGGTAGAACAGTTATAGATGATATATCTAAAGAGATAGATAATTTAACATATCAAGATTTATTAACTCCAGATCAACTAAAACAGTTTAATATAAGTCCTGATGAAGGTGAAACTAATTGGTACGACAATATATCTCCAGATGATAAACAACAACTTCTAAAAACAATACAAGAAGATCCTAATATAGGCCAGTCTGTATTATCTAATTATTTTTTTAGATTTGTTTCGCAGCAAGATGAAAAATACGCTAAAGCTAGAAGAGACACTTCTATGAGAACTGCTAAATTAAAAGCTGATATTGCACAAACTGAGGGCGCTGGGTCACTAGACAATATTGGAACCTCTTAAAAATTAATTTAATGGAAGAATTATATCAAGCACTTTACGATCAAGGTAAATACACAAAAACATTTGAAGAGTTTAAAGCACAATTTGAATCAGAAGATAATCAACAAGAGCTTTATAACGCGTTAAATAATTCAGGAGATTACACAAAATCTTACGAAGAGTTTGGCAGTCAGTTTTTTGGAAAAGTAAAAAAAGAAACGACTCCACAGGGCGATGCGACTGCGGAGTCCAAAAGTACGGCATCAACTTCGGAGCCTACTTCTTTGGACTCGTTACAACTAAGTCCTGAAGCTTATAGTATTGTAAACAGTTATAGAACAGCTGAAGAATTAAAAGCTGATATTGACGCTGGTAAAATAACAAATCCAGAAATCATAAACTACGTTAAAGGCGCTGGTGGTGAAGGGCCAACTGATCAAGAGCTACTAGTAACTTCTGCAGATGAAATGTTAAAATCTCAAGAAGTAACAGAAGGTGATCAAGCTGGTATACTTGAAAAAAGAAAAGAACAAGCACAAAAGCTAGAATCTCTTAGAGTAGCTTTAGATTTACCCGAAGGATCTACCGAAAAAGAAATATCAGACGCGTATCAAAAAGTACTAGACAGGGAAAATCAAATCGCTATGTCAGATTTTAAAGCGCCTGCAGATCATGTTGAGCTTACAAAAAAACTTCGAGATATTGGAGCTTGGGGAGTGGTTAGCTATGAAAAATCAGACTTCTACAAGGAGTATAAAAAAAGCATTAAAGAAGATGTTGAACTTAGGAATACTGCCAAAAAAAGCTATTTTCAAAACGAAGCTCTAAGAGCTTATATTAAAGCAAAAATGCCTAACGCTCTAGACGGCTTAACGCCTCAAGAATCAAAAGATAAAAAAGCTCAAATATTAAATAGCGAAGAATTTAAAGAGTTTGAAAAAGAGTTTGTTTTAGACGAAGAGCAATTAACAAAACAAGAAGAGTACGTTGCTCAAGACTTTTTAAATCAAAAGGAAGTTAGTTTACTTGAAGATAGAATACAAGCAGAAATAAGTAAAAACGAAAAAAGCGGTTTGCTTTACGATGTTGGAGAAGTTTTAAGCGAAGGCGCTATAGCTAACTTGCCTCCTTACCTAAAAGTACTGGCAAAACAAGAGCTCATAGAGCTAGGTTTAGATAGATCGTTTAAAAGAGATGTTAAAGAAAACGTAGCTTTAAAAGAGTTAGAAGGTTTAAACAAAAGATTAAAAGAAAAGTATTCTACGCTAGGTGTTATAGGTAAAGACATGAATAACATCTTGATTCAAATGAAACAGCTTCAAGAGTTTTTTGACACAGAAGATCCTAGCTCTTATACATCACAAAATCAAATTGATATGTATAAGGCTAACGCTAAGACTTATAATAAACTTAGATCTCAAGCTAATATTTATCAATTAAAAGCAGATGAGATTTATGAAACTTTACCGCCTCTTGAAGAAAAATCAAAAGACTTACAAACATATATAAACGCTGTAACAAGAGATCCAAATCATATAGTAACTTTTGGAGGTAACTTGGCTAACGCTAGTATAGATCTTTTGCAAGGTATTAGCGGTGCTGCAGATTTGGTATATCAAGGTATTGGTGAAATTATAAATGAAATAGATGAAATATCTACTTTAGGTTTTGAAGTCGCTGTGCGAACTAAAAGCCCTCCTAGAAAAACAAAGTTAACAGAGCTAAATAGAAGTATTGACAAATGGCAGATTGACGAGATAACCTCTCAAATTAGAAAGCCAGTTCAATTTGACAAAATAGATAGTGCTGGATCTGCGATTGAGTGGGGTGCTAATTTATTTGCAGGGCAAATACCTCAGCTAGCTTTAATGACTGTAACAGGTGGTTCTTCGCTATATGTTATGGGTGCTAGTAGCGCAGGTCAAAAGTTTTACGACATGCAAGAACAGAAGCAGTTGTATTTTGATACTGGTGGCTTATATGGTAGAAATCATAGATTTGGTACAATGGCTTTAAATGCTGCTTTTACAGGAACTATGGAAGCTTTGTCTGAAAGAGTTACTCTTAGCGCTGTAGATAAAACTAAAGACGTGCTAGGTGGTATAAGTAGAGTCAGTAGAAACCAAGGTTATTTTAACTATTTCAAAAAAAATCTATTTACTTATGACAATGTAAAGGCTACAGGTAAAGAACTTTTTGAAGAAGGCTTTAGTGAGTCATTAGCAACAATGAGTAGTAACTTCGCCGACATAGTTAGTGGCGACAAAAGCATAAATTTATTTGATGGCGTGCCTGAGTCTTTTGCTAGTGGTATAGTAATTAGCGCTGGTATACAAAGCCCAAGGCTTTTTGCAGAATTCAAAAGACCTTTTCAACAAGAATCAACAACTCGAAAAGTTGACGTTATAGCTAGTAGGCTTAATGACATAAGCAAAGAAATGGTTAAGCTTAATGAAACTTTTCAAGGTCAAGAGCTAGCAGATAAACGAAGTGAGTTAGAAACAGAATATGCTAACTTAGTAGAAGAAGCTAACGTAGCTATAGAGCAAGACGTTAAGCGTATAGATGTAATGGACAATGCTGAAAAGTCTGAGTTAATAAACATCGAAAGAGCAAAGCAAAGAATAAGACAACAAGCAAATAGCATAGAGTCTAATGCAGATCTTAATGCAGAGCAAAAGAAAGTTGAAATAGATAAATTAAGAAATGAGTTTAGTGATTTAAACAAAAATAAAAACAAGATACTACAGAAATATCCTGTTAACGTTGTTGATGCCAAGTACAAACAAGAAATGGAAATGGCTAAAGTTTACATGGATAAGGTTAATAGTCGAGGCGTGGTTGAAATGCAAGTCAACGAAAAAAACCAACAAGAGTTTGATGACTTAATATCTAGAGATCAGTTTGATTTTAGTAGAGCTGAGATTGAAGATTTTACATTAGAGTCTGGTGGTATGGCAATAGCGTTTCAAGAAATAATAAATGACAAAGACGCTACAGCAGAAGAAAAAGCAGAGGCTAAAGAAGCTTTAGAAGTTTTTGAAAACAAGACTATGCAAGGCATAGGTATGCTTAACTTTATAGATGGTAACGCTTCTAGCTATGGGGCTATGACACCCAGGTTTGATAGCAATGGTAATTTAGCAGGATTAAATATAGAGATAAACAAAGATCAAGCATTAACTAACAATGAGTTTAATGTTGCTTCACATGAGTTTGTTCATGCAGCTTTTTACAACACGCTTAAAGCAGATCCTATAGCTAGAGAAAGATTAGGTAATGTTGTTGATGATATTATAGACTCTGGCGATGTTGTGTTTGAGCAAGGTCAAAAAGAAGCTTTTGATAAAAAAATAAACCTATACGAAAACAATAGAAAAGGTGAAGAAAAAATGACGTTCCTTACAGAGTTTGTTAGAGCTAACAAAGCTACAATAAAAGACTCTGGCCTTGATAAAATTAAAGGTACGTTTAGAAGATTTGCTCAAAACTATTTAGGTAAAGATATAAGACTTGATAGTAAAAAAGATATATTAAACTTTATAAAAGACTACGACGTATCTGTTAAAAACAACAAGCCAAACAAAGCCATTATACGTATGATGGAAAAAGGTGCTAATGGCAAAATATTTAAAGACACTAGAACACCTGAGCAAATTAAAGGCGAGACAGAGTTTTCAAGAGCTTTAGAGTCTACTGTACAGTCAGATCCTGATATTAAAGAAACATTTGATAAGTTTACTCAAAACGCAGACGGTACTCCTAAACATGCTTCGCAACAAGCTTGGGAAGACAGTCCGGATTATTGGAACGCTTACTTTACTATAGTAGAAGGTAGAGCTTTAGACGGTTTAATTCAACACAAGATGACAGAAAAAGGTTTACCACCTGCTGCTATACGTGAGTTTACTAGAAAAGTTAAAGAAAAAATTGGTGAAAGATTTTTACCTACAGTAGATAAGAAAACAGGTGAAGTAAAACCTGACTCTGGATATAGAGTTTCAAACGATAGTTTGTTTGGCTGGCTAACAGGAGTTGCTGGTGGAGCAGGTAGATCTGTTATATACAGAGCTAAAGGTGATGTAATGGCAGAGTATAAAGCTGATCCTACATCTGCAGCCCCATCGTTAGACGCGCCTATTGGAGACGCTGGTACAGTAGCAGATATAATACCTGACGACAGCTCTGTTGTAGAAGCTATAGAAAATGAAGACTTATCTATAGGTAGACGTGATGCTATTAGAGAAATAGCTGTAAACGAACTTATAGCTAAAGATGAGTTAAACTTTTCTCAAGACGCAAAAGATGCTATTAGAGATATTGTAGCTGACGCTAATATACCGTTAGAAGGTTTGACATATAAAGGTTTTAAAAAGCTTATGGTTGAAGCTATGAAGGTAGATAAAAACGGTAAGCTAAAACCTCCTACAAAAACTTCTGATGTAGTACCTGTTGGTGCTTTGTACAATGTATTAGAAGTAACAGCTTCAGAGTTTGGTGTTGATCCACTTAGAATATTAGCTAATCAAGACTTAACAGATGTTCAGCGTCAAACAGCTCAAGAAAAAATACTAGAATTATCTACAAATCAAGACGGTAGTTTTAACGACGTATTATTTAAGCTGTTACCAGAAGGCGAAACAAGAAGTGGCGAAGCTACAGGTATAGCTAACACTAAGCTTGGAGATTTATATACTAAAGGTGAAAGAGTTAAAGTATCTGAAGGCGCTGCTAAAAAGTTAGGTCAAAAGTTTGAGCAGAAGAAAAAGACTAGAGTTACACAAAAACAATTATTT